ATTCAAAACCGAATGTTTGTTGTATAAATCTAATAGGTTGCATTCTAAAAGTAGCAATTAATATACTATATCTGTAATTCGACGATTCTCTCCACAACCGTTCTGTTGGTCCTTGTTGTCCAAACGCGTAATTTGCTGATATTGCATTTTGTATTGCCGGAGTAAAAGAACCATATGATGTTATAGTATATTGTTGTAATATAGCGTCAGATACATGCGGTGGTAATAAATCATCAGGTGCATAATTACCTATAGTTATACCAGATATATTAACACTGAGTCTATTATTATACACGGGTATAATTGATGTTAATTGAGGTTCAACACCTACTATATTTCCTATTTTAATATTTTCCCACATAACAGAAGACCATCTACCTCCATTTGAAGTATTAGCATATAAATGATCCCAATTTGTAGGTTTTTTAGTATACCCTTGTAGTTTCCAAGGTTCAAGATGTGGATATGGAGTCCCATATAATTCAGTATAAATAGTATACCATCTTGATCCCCATTTATTACTAATATTTGGTCTATTAACGGTGATACTCGGTAAATTTGGAAATTCAGTATAATTCCATGTCCATGCATTACTAATATTAAAATCAGTATAAAATATATTAAGGTTATGTTCTTTTGTGTATTTAATATATTCATCATGTAAGTATGAAATATACTTTGTAGCTTCTTCATCAGTGTGATATATATTTGAATAATCGATTTTTAATGAAGTTATATTTTCACATTTACTATATAATTTTTGTTCTATCGTCAACAATGTTTTAGATATAATTAAATTAATATCAACTAATTGCCATGCTCGAATATGATTTGGTTCTATATCCCACCCGAATGTAGTAGTATTAGCTCTAACGTACAACGTATCAGTAATATTATTGTACCAATATACACCAATAGGTGTTGATATTGAGGGTACAGTAGATTGTATCGCAATTACAGTATATTTCCATAATTGTTTAGTATTTTTATCATACCAGAATACACCATTAGTTAATCCGTTTAAATTGGGTTTAGCTCCCGTACCAGATGTTCCATTCTTTTTTAATATGCGAGTTATAATATATTTAATATCGGTATCTGTAAATTTATTATTAGAAAAATGTCCATCGTGATGAATAATATGATACAATCCAAGTTTATTATCAATTAATAATTGTGGTTCATGACTAGCTGTTAATTGTAAAATTGGTAATGTTACAATCCAATTTGGCATACCAGTATTTGTATTCGCATCGTATGCAGTAGTATCACTAAATACATATGTTAAATTATCATTACTTTGTATATTCAATATTATATGATTAATAATATATTGTTGTAAATTCACAATAGCACTAGGTGAGGTGTTCGATATAATTTCAGGAAGATTTTTAATAAACATTTCTTTAATTAATAAAATATTATTTTCATATTGTTTTAGTGCATATTTTATTAACGTAGGAGTTGTAATTAATTCTTGATACAGTGTAGATAAGAATGTATCATAACAACCATTATGTTCTTTAATAGTACCACCTTCGTAATAATTAATAGCATCTAACAATTTAAATTGATCTTGTTGAATTATGAAATTAAACGGTACTTGAGTATTACCAAATGTAAATTTGGGTATTGGTTGATTGTTAATAATAGTAGTAAAATGCTTATAAAGTTCTATATATGAAACAGTAGCTCTATTTTCATGTTGAGCGTTAAAATATAATTGATCTGGTATTTCCCATGCACCTGTAGGATCATCAATTGGTAATATTGTAGTATGAGTATTACCAGTAGGATCAAGATAAGTATCACCGTCCGCTAATCTATATTCATTTACATATCTAGGTACATATTCTTCATTATTAATACCTTTTTGCCAAATTGTTTGTAATCCTTCAGGATTATCTGTTGAAACTGTATCATAATTTTTATAACAATACATTTCTTCAGTATCAGCATTTAATAATAATTGTTGAAATATATAATTACGTTCTTTATCTAACATAGTTATTCTCATATTGACTCTACTATCAACTAGGTTAGTAACTAATTCTTGATATTTAAATATACAATTAGCTTGATACGCGGTTGTTTTATCAACGTTGTAGATATCAAAAAGTGGATATTGGGTATGTTGAGATTTTACTTGTTCGTGTTTTTTATATCTAATTAAGCTACGTTGGGTAATATTATTTTGATCGTCTTGCACCCATATAATTTCCCTACCAACATCTAAACTGCAAGCAGCTCCTGATCTCATTTGAACAATATCGCCTGATTTTAATTTATTAAAAAATAATATAGCATTAGCATATATACTATTTGTTTTAAATTCTTCATATGTACCATACTGTCTAATGCCGTTAACATAAACTTGTAGATCATCTAATCCATACAAATAATTAAATGTATTAACATCACTTGATATATCAATCGGTACTTCAGCATATGTAGAATAATATACACTGTTATTTAAATACATTGTAATATTATTAATAGTAACTACATGCGTTATAGGGTGTATTGTTTGTGGATTAACAATTGTATTTTCAACAATAAACATACCATCAGTACTACGTTCTTGTTCGAGGCCAGTATCAAACGGTCCAACATCAAACCCATCGAATGTTATTATTGTAATATATCGTTGTTGATGAATATTTGGAAGTTGATGATTTACCGGAACCACGGCGTTTGTTCCATTCCACATCCAATGAACAAAACAACCACACCAACTATCACCTAAGCTAGTTGTAGTAAGTTGTAATATAACACCAAATTTAACATCATATCCTAAATATTCTTTTGAATTATAAGGTACTACTAATGGTACCCTCGCTGGTTCGATAAACACCGGTTCGTTTACATATACTAAAGTATATAAACCGTTTGTTGATAAACGCGATTGTTGAGTAATTTTAACTCCATCATTTATATGAGTAGCAGATATAACAAATCTATAACCGTTTACAAATAGAGCCGTTTTATCACCTGCGATAACAAATATATTATCTCCGGTTGAAAGTGGTAATAAAATATACTTAGAATCTATAGATATATCAACAATATTACAGCGTATATTAATTTCATTAACTGTTGGTTCAACATCAACACTTATCCAATCACTAGTTAAATTTTTTCTATATAACCAATTATGTTTTGTAAATGTCCACTCATTTATTTCTAAATTTGCATTATATTCAATGATAGGCATTGTTGCTTGAATACCTACAGCGGTATGTGGTAGATCTGACTCATGAACCCACATATTCTCTAGTGACCATAAATTTAACATATCTGTATTATCAGTATCCCATTCAGTTACACCTTGAGGTGCAATAACAGGAATAACGTGATGAGTATTATCAATACCTGCCGTTATCCAATCACTTAACGGATCCCAATCTCCACCATTATCGTCCCACAACATTACATCAAACCCAACATGTTTATTTCGAAGTTGTTGTTGTAAAGTAAAATATTGAATAATTGTATTTTGAATTAATTTTAATTCTGCGGTAGGGGTGCCGGTAGATACTTTTTCATTATAATATCTACGTAATTCAATAATTTTTGAATTAACAGTATTAAATTGATTTTCAATTGTAATGTATTGTGGTTGTGAATTACTATTTACATCATACCAATAATAATTGCTATAATTAGTTAACTTATCTATATTAATAGGTGGTGCATAATTAAACTGAAGTGTATTACCCCATTTTGGTAATGAGTTAATATCAACTCCGAGATGTTTTAATTTATTTAAAATATCGTAATATGCGGTTATATGATCTACTGTCGCAATTTTTGAATACAGTAACGGTTGTAACTGCCACGCCTGTCTGTGAGGTGAATTTTCAACAACTCTATTGGTATTAGGTATACTAGGGTTTTTTCTACCTATTGACCCACTTACATGAATAGTATCGGGTTTAGTGAATAGTCTATTTTCTGCATTATTTAAAACAGATACATTTATATCGGATTTAAAAATATCAGGAAATAACTCTTCAATTTGAATTCGTGGTTTGCGATAATCAAAGTTATCTGTCATAATAAATACTCTCTACCTGTATTTTGGATATAATACTATTTATTAAAAACATTATACTGCAAAATCACAGGCGAGATATTATATACATATTATGCCTGTCTTATATTATTATGATTTAACGATCTAACTACTTCAATACTATCAGTCGATATGCTTGGTATTAATATTTCATTTTCTTTAGCACTTACTTGAAATAAATCCCCAAATAAATTTTGTTCATATAACGGAACCAATACGACGGTATCGATATTATAGTTAAGATCATAATGAATTTTAGAGACTAATTCGGTAAAATTAAAATTATATCCAAAATCCCAATTATTTATATCAAAAAATGATCTAATCGATTCAACTACATTTAATTTAATCTGATTTATTGTCATAATTGAATTAGTTGATTGTACTAATACAAATTTTGCTTGTAATTGAGGTATTGCAAAAGGACCGAATATAATTTTAAAAACACCTGGATGTAATATCAACGTATCAGATATCATTTTACTTGCGGTTAATTGCTGATATGATGTTTTTAATTCTTGTGGGGTCGGAGGTGTCGGTACTTGAGTTATATTCCCATCTAACCATTCTCGTACATTAAGATAATGTCCTCGTGTTATAATAAATGAATCAATTATATTAGTTACATTTGGGTCAACTAAATGATATCTTGGAGTTTTATGTAACCATAAGAAATTTAAACCGTATCTACCAGGTAACCTTTTATAATTAATATTATTAATATCCGCTAACCAATTGTTAATAGTATCGACAGTACCCTCAACAGCCGACCACTCAATATTTTGATTAGATCTATAAAAATATACATAGTCACTTATAGAAACTGTAACACTTGTATTACTAGCTAAGTCGATAACATGTATACTATTAGTAATAATATTACCATCGGTTGTATATGTTATAGAATTATTAACATTACCAGTTACTATTATATCACTAACCAAAAAATAATAATCATAATTTAACACAATATTATGTGTTACAGTTTTAGTGTTATTCATAATTTCATACAATGTAACATTATCTGGTAATCCGTCGTTATTAACATCAGGTGAAACAACGTGTAATTTACGTTCATCAGATAATCCGTTAAGTTGTATATTACTATCAAACACTGGTTGCCCAATAACAACTAAATCAAGATCTGAGCTTAATATATTAGTATCACCAATTACTCGTTTATTACCAAGGTTAGCTTTTAATAACGTAATTGTATCATATTGAGAATTTAGGGTTTCATAATTTACAACTTTTAAATTATTATTATACCAGAATTTAGTTGTAGGACTCTCAACACTTATATCTGTCATTTTATACTTCACGTTCCATATAGTTATTAATCCAACTATTTCTCTATTAATTAATATATCCCAATTCATATCTAAGGTATTGTGTATGAATCTTGGAGTCCATACACCGGTTGTAGTTCCAGTTGATATATATTTCAAACCAACCGGAAATTGTGGATTAGGTGGGTTGAATACAGTTAGATAATACATTTCACCCATATATCCATAAATAAAAGATTGTTTTTCATCTTCGGTAAAGTATCTACGAGAAGGATTTGAATAATAATTAACAGTTCTATCTATATAAGTGAATATATTTGATAATAACGGTTCTACATAATTATTAATTACTGTCACCGCTGCGATGTTATTAGGTATATCTATTAATTGTTGAATTGATTCTGTATAATATAAAGATAGATCATCACCAAATATTTTTACATTTGCATATGTATTACTCGCGTCATACCAATGCATATATTGAGATTCGCCGGCAAAACTACGATTAATCGATTTAAGCTTTAAAATTGTTTGATCTTGTAACATATATGAATTATAATCTGGACCGTTAACCATACGATCTTGAGAATAATAAACGGCTGGAGCCATTTTTCTAATATGCTCTATATCTTCAGACGGTGCAGCGTTTTGAATCGGAGTTGTTAATGAAAACGTAAATAATAATGTGTGTATTGTATTATTATTATTAATATAAGTAAAATTAGATTCAAGATTTAAAATAGCTGTAGGCGGTATTGTAATAGCACTATTATTAGAAGTTCTATACCAAATATCAAAATCACCATTAGGAGTGTTAGAAAATTCACCATCACCAAATATAATTCTAATATTATCATTTTGTAGTGTTTCAACTTCATATTTATTTCGATTACTATTCGTATTAAATATTATATTATAAGCATACGCTACATCAACCTCTTCCCATTCTCCGGAACGTATATATTTTACTGTTTTATTATCGAGTATAGATCTTGTATTCGTGTTAACATTATTCACCCAAACATCTGTATCATTTATATTATTAATAAGAACATCATATGTTTGATTTGGGGTTATTCCATCAAATGTAGCTGTTTGTTTTTGGAGTTGACCTTGTTTTGTTAAAATAAAAAATCCAGTCATATTAGAGTTATCACTTAAACCGTCTGATCCGTATAATATATTAAACGGTGCATCAACTTCTGGGCGATGTTCGTACGGACCAGATGTACTAATATCAGATGAAACTAATTCCATAGGTATAGTATTACTTGCAACAGTAGTAGTATATTTAATAACACTGTTTGTTAACGGTATATTATTTAATGTATATAATTCAAATATTTGATCTTGTACTTGAACTCGATCATTTGGTAAAACCGTGCCAAAGTTTTGTTTTAAAGCTCTATTTAATACTAATATAAATTGTTCTTTCCAATTTGAATTAAGTATATCATTCCAATTTATGGTTTTATTTGCAAGATTATTTCCATTTGAATCAATTACATCCTCGGTTGTTGATATTGATACAATTTTAACTAATCCTCGTCCAGGTATGTTTCTTGATGGTGCATATGAAATTAGCTTAGCAAGCCGTAGAACACTATCTTTTCGTTGAGCAGTCGGTAATAAATTTTCGTGTGCTACGACATCTAACCGATATGCATAAAGCTCTGAAATGTAACTTAGAGCTTCAATTATCATTATAAACTCGTCAGTTTCAATATAATTATTAAATTCAGGATGAAATAATTTGAAGTAGTCAATTAGAGCTTGTTTTACAGTTGCGAAATCAAATGCAGAAAAATTAATCTGTTGATATGCTTTATATACTTGTTCCCAACCTTCTGCTTGTGATATTTGTCTGCTCATTGTACCGATTACCTTAATAAATATTATTGATATTATCATTAACTTGTGATATAATGATAAAGGTTCAAATATATTTATATTAAAATATGTTTGAACCTTTATCATTATATCCAAAGAAGAATATATGACATATTTAACCGAGTAGTTATTATTTAATAAGTTAGGTAGTATACAATTAAATAGTTATAACTAAATACCAGATTATAGTATTAAATACTTATTGTAACTATATCTATTGTGTAAATTCAATATTAAAATTCATACCTTGTGTTACATTCAGTTCAATATATTGTAACATTAAAGACACAGACAAACTATTAGTATCGTAATTAGGTACTACTGTTATTGTTACTAATCTAACCCTAGGATCATAAGCCACAACACTTTCGACATCAGATCGAACTGATTCTATTACATATTCATCTAACGGTTCAAATACCATACTTGGAATAGTTGTACCAAAATTCGGCATCATTACTCTAGTTCCTTTTTTAGTAAATATATGATTTAGTATATTTCGTTCAACTAATTTTATATCAGTCAATATTAACGTATTATTACCCGGTATATGTACTTTAGGAGCGTTAGGCAAAGGTGAACAATATCCCATTGTGTTAAGCGATGGGAATAATCCAGATCTTGAAATACCTTTTGAAAAATCTAATGAGGAAAATCCTGTATATAATGCCATAATAACCTTAAATGTTTTTTAATATTTATAATATTGTTAGTATTTTATAATTACCGTTTCCAGTTAGGATTTCGTTTTTTATAATCTCTACCAATTTCATCACTTTTATACGGATACTTAGGAACATGTGTATAATCATCTTTTGTACCAGTTCTGCCCCATGGTTCATGATTAGGTATTCTATTAGTTAAAAACGCCGCTATTGTTTTAGCAGGAGCAGCTTCTGCAGCTTCTGCAGCCTTATCTGCTGCTGGTCCATTAAGATCTATTCTCCCTGCAGTTTGTTTTATCGAACCCCCGCCACGTAAGTTTAATCCATCAGCAGTAATTTTAGTGGCGTCTGTAGATAATATGTTAAGTACACTATTAACAGTTAAATTAGTATTATCTATAGATAATATGTTAAGTACAGCGTTAACAGTTAAGTTAGTATCTGTACCCGATGTTATATCAATTGTATCACCTGCCTCTTGAAAAAATTTATCTACTGATTGTATTCGTAAATTAGTATTGGCTAATATATGAGTTTCTTTACCACTCGTTGATCTTACTTCTTCGGTTGCAGCCAGATGAATAGATGTTCCAGCCGTTAACCTAATAGATTTAGCGGATGTAAGATTTATATCATCAGCAGAGTGAATTGATACATTATGTGTTGCGTACACATCAATTGTACCGTCTTGATCAAATTCAATCCAATTTGCACCTTCAGCTGTTGAGATATATATTCGTTCATTAGTATCATCCATTATGATTTGATGACCTGAGGCTGTTCTAATTTTCAGTCTACAGTTATCAGGACTATCTTCCATTGATACTGCATGAAACCCTGGAGATGTCCATGAATAAATTTGAGGATCAAAATTTACTTTAGGTGCATTAGGTACTTTAAGGTCAGGATTTATTCTTGATGATTTATATCCACTTTTTATATCCGGTTTTTGAGATAGCATTTGTTTAGTATCAATGACTTCCTGTGATAATCCAGTAACAGATGTATCAATTGCACGAGTTTGCCATTCAAAACTTTGTTGATGTATTATATCGTCTGCAATTCCGCTAAATGCAGTACGTAAATTATCGTATAGGGGTTGAATCGGTTGTTCAGCAGATGAAACCGGTCCATCTATTACTGTTTTTCCTTTTTTTCCATCTTTTCCTTTTTCAAGTTCTTTTTCTATATATCTACCATGTGGCATTGTATGTTCGGTTGCCATAGGGTGCATACATCCTAACCATATTCTATTTGCAGAATCACCATCCAGACATGATATAACTGCAATTGCACCAACTTTTGGAACTCCCCACATACCATATGCAACTGGGCCTGTAGTTGTACTTGTACTATGTGGTCCTCGACTCATAGTATCTGGTGTTGATACAACTCCTCCAAATGGAGTAACTTGTCTACACCACGGTATATCTTCAATAGGGGTGTTTGGTAGGTCTCCTAACGCCATTGAGTATATTCTCATTCGACCTCTACCTTGAGGATCATTTGTATCAACTACTGTACCTACAGTTAAAAGACTATAGTCGGTCTTAATCGCTTGAAACATTTTATACGATCTCCTTAAACCATGTAGTATAATCACCTGGAAAATTCGTAGGATTATATAAATATGGTACTTCTGATTTTAGAAAAAATTGAATATAAAATAAATTACCGTATTCCATAGTTGTATGTTGATGAATAAAATGAGGACCACTTGGATGTAATATTAATGTACCGATTTGAGGATTAAATCCAAATTGATGTTGTGGGAACTCTAACTTACCACCATACACTTCAAATTTTTCATCAAACGGTATATTATCGTTGTAATTACATAGTGCAATATATCCTGATATATCTCTCGGAAATGTTTGTACCCATTTACCGTTTAAATGATTACTACTATCACATTGTGGTTTATTATTTGCACCTTGTTTTAATTCATAAAGTGTAGGAATAGTTATATCAAGTATATTTGTATCATAATATGTCATAATATCATGTATAATTTCGTTAATTTTTTCAGTTATAATTGTTGATAAATTAACTTGTGGTTTTAAAATACACAATCCATCGTCCTCAATTATTTGTGCATAGTTTGATGTTATTTTATCACACATTAACGGCGATATAAAATTTTGATATATTAAAAACGGACTTTTAATATCACTCATGATTATGCCTGTAATTGATCAACTGCGTTTATTGCATCTAATTTTGCCATTGAAATAATATCTTTAAAAGATATATCCGGATTTGCTAATAGCATTTCAAAGATTTGTCTTGTTATACGTGGTTTAACATCTACTTCATTTATATTATCTGGATCGATAACAGTTTCTTTATGTTCATTTAACATATCATGAATTGATTGAATTTCCGCTTCTGATATAGACGGGTCAATAACCAAATCACATTTTTCTAATAAATTTATACCGATTAAGAATTTGTATTGCATATGTGATCTATCATTTAAATTAACCCGTACTTCTGAAATAAGATGTCCATTTATTTTAATATCGAACAACACTGTTGGCCTATATTCAATTCCACCGTCGGCGGATTGTACTGAAATCATATTATCAACTTTCATAGTGTATTGTCTTTCATTAAATGTAAACTTAACATTTTGTGCTTCTGAATCTACATCACTTTTCATAATGGATATATCTTCAACACCTAAACTACAACATTCAGCGCCAGTATCGACTTTACTTTCAATTATTTCATTTTGATTAATTCCCATTAATGTTACATTAACATGAATTCCAATTGCGTTATATCGTTCATGTTCTTCTTTTTCTGTAATTATTTCAACAACATCAATAACATGATTATCATTGTATTGTTTAACTGTCACACAATATAACGTATTATTACATTCATAAACAAGAAACGGTTTAACGTGTTTACCATGTAATATATCAACAAATGTTGGATTATACTCATACATTAGAACATATTTATTATCATCATCTTGTATAATTGGGGTAGTGGTTTTTATATTAACACTTTCTGATATCATAGTAGTAAGTTGTAAAATTAAAAATTCTTTATTTATCATGGAAGTTACCTATGTATTATTATATTGATATATTTATCTATTAACTGACATAGTATATAAATACACTTTATAAGAGTTACCATATAAATAATATTATCATTCACTTTAATGTAGTAAATGTGAATTGTAAAAAATTAAGAGGATAATGCACAATGAGATTTTCAGAATATATACTAAAAGAAGATGCAACAGGTGGTGCAACTGGAGCTGGAGCAATCGGAGGCACAAGAGGATTATTGTTTGGTGGAACAATATCTAGAAAAGTTCCAATGCCGCGTATACCAGTTCAAACTATTAAATATAAAAAATTAGCGAATTGGAACGGGTATAAAAAGATTCATGAATCTGATAGTGCTAGTTCTTTTAGTTCAATGGATGTTATATCTAAATTAAACTCAGCTCAAAAACATAATGATATGCAAAAAGATGCTGTTGTTTATGGAATTGAAGGAGAACACGGTGAAATTACAAAAGTGTATGTCGCAAAAGATCAAGACGAAGAGTTTAAACGTGCGCTTGATAATGAGATAAAAGATGCAGAAAATAAAAGGGATGTGGCTGAAATTCTTTTTAATTTACGAGATACTTTTAATATATTACACGTTGAATGGCCTCCTGTACCTGAAGATGAAGAAGTAAATGTTGATATGAAAGGGCAAAAAGGTGACGAAATAGAAGGAGAGTTACCGCCGGGAACTGAAGGAGAAAAAGAACCTGGAAAAGAAGGTGAAGGTGAAGGTGAAGGTGAGTTACCAACTGATACAGGTGTTGGTGATATAGGTAGTTCTGGAGATGATCAAAGTATATTGTTTAAAGTTATTGATATGTTAAAAGCGGATGCAGAAGCAAGGATGGCAGAAGCAAACGCAAAAGCTAAAGAAGCAGAGGCCAAAGAAGCAAAGTATGCGGCAAATATTGCAGATCGAAAAGTAAAATCTGAAGAAGATTTTGCAAATGCTGATAGTTATTTTAAGCAACAACAAGAAAATAAAAAAGCTTCTCAACGAATTACAAAATTAGCTAAGTATCGTCAAGAAATATCACAAAGTGCAGATAAGCGACCCGGAGTTTATTCAAATGAAAGTTATAAATTAAAAAAACAACGTATGGTTGAAGATGCAACACAAGAAGTTGTTGCATTACAAGCACAATTATCTGCTTTAAATTTGAAAAGAATAGTAGCTACTAAAGGTATTGATAATCAAATAAGAGCAATACAACAACAGTTAGCTATAAAAACTAAACAAGCAAGTCAACAATCAGTTACAGGTACAAGCCCTGCAACTAATCAAACTATTACTGAAGTATAAGGAGATATTATGATACCATATCAATCAATTGATGTTAAATTTAACGGGGTCCCTGAACAATGCTTTGTACTAGAAGTAATAGTAAATGTGCAATATTTAATCGAAAAAAAATATATAGATTTAGACCCTGTATTAGCTATAGATGTTAATTTATTTAATACCGCAACTGGACCGTATCCGAAAACAGGTGGAGTACTTGCTGCAAATACATTTATTGGTATAAACGGAACATCTTTTTATAGTACATACCATAGCATAATTCGATTAGTTGGTAGTAAACCTGAGATGTTAGGTGCACCGTTTGATATATCACAAGTATATAATAGTAGTGGTACATGGAAGCATACAGCTAATAACACAGTGGTGTAATGATATACATTCATAAACCTATTTCACTTCCAGATCTAAAAACCACACAAGTTAAAAAGTCCAGATGGTATGTAACACCATCTGGTCAATATTATCCATCGATCACATCAATATTAGGCTATGGACCAAAACCGTGGCTTGATGAGTGGCGTGCGAATATGGGTACAGCAAAAGCAGATATTGAGACAAAACGTTGTGCAGAACGAGGCACTGCGTTGCATGAAATGTGTGAAAAGACTCTTAATAATCAACCAGATCCAACGTTAGGTCATGTGTATGAGCATATTTTATTATATAATAAAATTAAACTTGCATTATCTAAAATTAATAATATTTTTGCTCAGGAAGTTGCACTTTATAGTGATGTATTAGGAATCGCTGGACGAGTTGATTGTATTGCTGAATGGAAAGGAATACCATCTATTATAGATTTTAAATCATCTAATAATTTAAAAACAGATGAGATGATACAAGATTATTATATGCAAGAAACATTTTACGCATTAGCTTTTTATGAAAGAACTGGAATTGAAATTCCACAAATAGTAACTATAATTGCTGTTGAAAAAGGTATAATGCCTCAAATTATGGTTAAAACAATATACCCTTATATAACACCACTAAAAAAGAAAATTGATTCTTTTTATGTAAATTATAATTAATAAACAGCATATCCACTAGGTTTATTAACTTCTTCTTTTATCCGTTGTGATAAAAACTCACTTATCATTTTACGCTCAGGTACTGACAAGTTTAATATTGTGTGATATTGCATACTACCTCTCATAAAATAAGTAAGTTCGATGATTTGTTGTAGTATGTTATTAATTTCACTACCTAATTGAGAAATATATTCTTGTATTTTTTCAGTATTTTTGTGTTTTAATAATCTAAAAAAAAAGTTAACGGATTGAGTGGTAATTCAACTGTCATTGGTTGATGACAATCTTGACATTCAACTGTGTGTGTTGAATCAGGTCCCCAATTATTACCGGCATCTAATGCAGCTGATATTTTTTTAAACCATGGAGCTGGTATAGCTGATGCCCATTCATAAATATGTTTTTTATCAGTATCACCGTCAACTGAATGAATAATACTAATAGTTGATTCAACTAATTTCTGCTGTATTTCATATAATGGAGTTGTACTAAAGTTTTTTGATTCTTGCATAATTGTAACAATATCTTTGAACCTAACTGGTCTAAGCTCAACTAATTGTCCATTATCCATTGTAACAGAATATAATGCAGTTATTGTAGTTGGATCAATATTTCGAGTATTGTTTATAACTTCTGTTATATCTATTTTATACCTATGTTCTTGAGCAGTTTCACATGAATGCGTATAGCTAACTTCAATATTTGGACCATATGTAATACGACGCAATACTAATAATAGATGATCAACATCTTTTCCAAATAAATCTGCAGGTTTTTTTATCGCAGGTATACATCGAGAAAATACTTCTGTTATAGACGTACCATTGATGATATGATCAATATTTCTCATAGCAATTTCATCAAAAGCACTCATTGGGAATACTTCTACTTCCCCGTTTTGTACATTTTCATTAAGTTCACCGTTATCGTAAAATAACCCAAGTGATGGTAATCTTATAATTTCACCTGGTATTTTAATATTGTTTATTAGTGGATTTTCAGACATACTATTATAATCCTCGTGTTTATTAAGTTTAAGTTTAATTTATTTATACTCGAAAAAGTTAATGGGAAACATGTATTAAATGTTGATTTTTGTACAAAAGTATACTACAATATGTACATAAAATGAAAATAAGGTGAATATAATGACTATAATTTTAACGATCATACTTCAATTAATACTGTTAGGTATTATTGATTCACATAGATCAACAACGAAATCTAAAAAAACACACGCAATACAGATGTGGATTATTTTTATATGTACATTACCAATTATGTATTATTTTGCAGGAATGATTACAAATCTTACATGGGATGATTTTACCATTGTTGATGAATCATATCAACACGGTATAATGCTTCGGAATGTGTTGTTACCAGTTATACCTGTTTGTATTATGTTATTATGGTATACATTGTTTTGTGATATTAAAACTAAAATAGCTCAAATAAATTTATGCATTTTATATTTATTTGGTGTTACACTTATGCTTATTCATTTGGCTTTTCCATCAGTCCTGTAATTCATAAATAAAGATATTAACCTTAATATGGTAGTATCTTTATATGGCAGCCTTAGATCCAGCATTCTTAGCACAATTACAAGCATTCGTTCAACAAATTTCAAGCGCCGGTGGTAGTTTATCACGTACGTTAGGTGATTTATCTAATGCAGGTCAAACTTCAGCAACTGCTCAAACTAAAGTCGCAGCTAGTGTACAAAAAGCTGGTGATAGTTCTGCGTATGAATTAGCAGCGTTAAATAAAAAACTTAAACTTGCAGGTAAGTCTTTCGATCAATTTCATGATGTTTTATCAGAAGTAATAGACGGTACAAAAACCGCCGGTAGTTTACACTCTTCATTCGTTAAAGATATTTCATCTTCATACCAACACGCGAAAAGTATGCTCGATGAGCAAGTATCAAAAACATTTACTACATGGAGTGAACTTGATAAACTATACCCTGAAGCTTTAAAAAATCAAATAAAATCGATAGCTGGCGCTTCTTTAAAAATTGAAAATTACGCGGATACTTTAAAGTTTGATGATTATGTAATAGCACAACAAGCATTTATTAAATCATTTAAAGAAAATAATGGGAAAATGGGGGCAGCTCAACTTAACCTGTTAGCAAATTTACACACATTAAGTAAAGAATTAGGTGATCCAAGTTATTTCGCAGGGTATGCGAAGAGTTCTGAAAAAGCAAATGAGTTTGCTGCTGCGTTAGAAAAATACACAAGTGGTGTAACTTTAAATGCTAAAGAAATTGGAGTTGTTAACGAGTATTTTCAAGGAATGTCTAATAAAGGTGTTAGAAATGCGTTAGGTGAATCAGAGCAGAAATTAAAAGGATTTACTAAAGGTGTAGTTGGTACTGCAAAAAGCATAAAAGATGTTGGTGGTTCTTTTAAAAATGTTATGCTTAAACAACTTGAAGGTACATTTGGTGAAGCTGGTAATACTATAAGAAACGCTATTGCTGGTAGGTTAACAGCTGGTGGTATGAGTGGTACAATGGCGGGACTTACAGGAACAATTGCTGTCGCATCAGCTAAAATGTTCTGGGAAGCTGGTAAAAAAGCAATGCCGTTGTTTATGGAAGAAGCTTCAGAATGGATGAAATCTGGTACTGAGTTACATGATTTAGCATTAATACAAATTGGTGTAGGTCAAGAAGCTTATTTAAAAGTAATGTCACAAAATAAAGCACTATACCGCAGCATAGAAGGAGGTCAAGAAAGTGTAGATAAATTGATGAAAGATCATACCGATGAATTTACAAAATTAATGGGTGGTGATCGAAAAGCAGGATTAGAGATGGCAGCGCGAATGGCCACTCTTGAGCGTAATGCAAGTGGTGGTGCACAAGGACTTTCTGAGTTTAGTAAAACTTTATCAGACACTGCAAAATGGGCAGATGTGATGAATAAAACTACTGCATTGACAGCTCCAGCTAGTCTTGAGTTATATGAGTCAATGTTGCTAGATAGTAATATTTCTTATAAATTAGCAGGTCTGAAGAATAAAGAACGTATTGCGTATCTGCTTGATTTAAAAGCGTTTGCGGAGCATTCTGCACAATTAGGTTATAGTAAAGAGGCAATTAAAACATTTGCGGCTGGTTTTGCCGCTGATACAAAAAGAACAATACCATCTGCATTGATGTCCGGTGCTGGTTTACAAGCAAAACTTCAACAGTTAAGTAATTTTTTACCGAATAATAAAGACTTACAAGGAGATATAGCCGCTAGAGCTGGATCTTTAGAAAGCAAAAGTAATAAAAGTGCTGCTGAGAAACAAGATTTCAGCGACATACTAGATATTCTTGTAAACGCTGAGGCGGAGGTACGAGCTGATAATACCAAAGGAGGACAGTATAACACTATAGTAGCGGCCATAGAACAAGCTTTACCAATGAGTGCAGGTTCAGCAGCTTCAGTAGCTAAAAAAGAAGAAGAACTACCGAAAACGCAAGCGTATAAAGCAGGTATAATAAAAGCAGCAACGAACATGGTTGGTGGAAATACTCCAGCTAATAGAGAAAAAGCTATACAGGAAAAGAAATTAGCAGATCTTGCAAAAGCTGAAGAACATGATAAAACTGATTTATCTATACAAGCAGGTAAAGCTGCTATTGCAGTTAAAAATTTTACAGATGCACTAGATACATCACAAACAGGGATAATACCTTCATTAATAATCGGTGCTTTTACTGGTGCAGCATCTGGTATTATTGGAGGGGCTATGCCAGCTCTATTTAGTGTACTCGGGAGTGCAATTGGTGCAGGTGGTGTTGCACCGATTCTTGCAAGTTTAGGTACAGCTGCTGGTGGTTTAGGATTAGTGTTCGGTGGTCTTATTCCAATAGTTGCTGGTGCAATTGCAGCATTTTCGTTATATAAAGGAGTAGAAGAACAACAACAAAAAAGATTAGAACGTGTTGTAACTGGAACTGGTGGATGGTTTGAAACATTAGTTACGTGGGATAGTGATATAGAGAAGTATAAAAAGGAAAAATCTTTAAAACAATCATCACCAACGTTAACTAATGAAGTAGAAGATAAACCGATATCGAAAATAGTAAATAAGGAAATAGAAAGTCACCCGTTATCAAACACATTAAATGATCTTACAGCAAATGTTACGACATTAGCAACTCCTCCAGTTGATGTAGTTAATCAAATGATCGATCGTTTAGATATATTGACTACTACGTTTAACGATAATATTAGCAATATGGTAACTGCAACAAATACTATTAACAATTATTTACGCAGTATTGATAAAAATACAACTGATTGGTATACTGATGTAAAAGTAGAAAAAGCTGCTACAACACCTGATAGTTTATTTGACATAATGAATAAAAGTGGTGGAAATACAGTAGCATATATTAAAGCGGGTTAATTAATTAAAATGTAAGTTTAATATAATTATAAATACCTTTAATAAAATTATTTAAAGGTGTTTATATAAATGGCGAAGATAACAGATTTTTATAAAGTTGTTTCCCCTACCCAAGCTGCGGCTACAATCCAAGATAGTCAACAAATCGATCAAGGGTATGCATTTTCAAGCAATTATACTTGGTATCAACGGTTAATTCAAGGTAGTGCAACTAGATTAACTCGATATCGTGAATATGATATTATGGATACGGATGTTGAAATAGCTCGTGCGTTAGATATTATAGCTGAAGAAATGACTAGTCGGAATACTAAAACTGATATGGTTCTTAATATTAGTATGCAGATTGATGATGGGCAAGAGGTCGAAGATACAATAGTACTTACATTAAGATCAGCACTAAGACATTGGTCAATTCTACATGGGTTTACTGAAAATAGACTATTTAAAATAGCTAGAAATATGATAAAATATGGTGATTGTTTCTTTAAAATACATTCATCATATAAAAAATGGGAATGGATTCCCGCATCTAATGTAATTGGCGCAGTTGTTGATGCTCAAGATGTTACCAAAGTATTAGCCTATCAAGTTAGAATGGATTCAAAAGTACCTAATAGCAATAGCTCTGCTTATAATGGAACAGGGTCAATGGCTGTTGGTAGTCAAGCATATACTACAGAAATTATTCCAATTGAACATATGGCTGTGTTCTCAATCAACGATGATATGTCTGAGACAGCACCATTTGGTGATTCAGCTCTTAGAACTGTTTATAGAACCCACAAGCAAAAAGAATTACTTGAAGATGCTATTGTAATATATCGCATTCAACGTGCACCTGAACGTCGTGTATTCTATATAGATGTGGGTAAAATGCAACCGAATCGTGTTAAAGCATATCTAGAAACTATTAAAAATGAAATAAGACAAAAGAAAATCCCTTCAAATAACCAAAACGGTGGTAATAGTGTAGATGCTGTGTATAATCCACAATGTATATCGTTAGATACAAGAATTCCACTATTAGATGGTAGAGTGTTGACATTATTTGATATTATCAATGAATATCAATCAGGTAAAGAATTATGGGGGTATTCTGTTAATCCTGAAACTGGAGAACAAGTTCCTGGATTGATATCATGGGCTGGGATAACAAGAAAGAATTCAAAAGTTATAAAGATTACGTTTGATAACAATGAAAGTTTGATTTGTACTGCAGATCATAAAATACCGGTACAAGGTAAAGGGTTTGTTAATGCTGAAAATTTAGATATTAATGATTCACTATTTCCTTTTAATTTGAGATTAGAAAAATTAGGAAAATATACGTATACTCAAACGTATGATACTAACAAACAAGATTGGCAGTTTGTACATAGAATGGTTAACAAGTTTTTTAGTGAAAATCAATTAATTGAAACATTTGTGTATGATTCTAAATTTTTAAATAGCAAAAAAGATACAATTCATCATAGAGATATTAATAGGTATAATAATAGCCCTTCTAATTTAATGCGAATGAATTCAAAAGATCATATTTTGTTTCATGCAAATGAATTGTTAAATCCTAATCGGATTGCTGGGATAGAAAATCATAGATTATTATTAAATACTGATGATGAATATAGAGCTCAATTTATTAAAAAATTAAGTGATATAGGTAAAGCTAGATGGTTAGAGCTTAATGAAGAAGAAAAACAACAATGTATTCAACGATTAGTTGATAATAAACTACCTACAGTTAATCAATTAATTATATTTGATGAGAAATGTTTAAATTATTGTGTTAAAATACTACACAATAATCCAACAATATCAATTAAACAATTTATGTTAACGTTAAACAATAACGTTGAATTTATGAATTATTATGCTAGCATCAATCAATATAAAAAAGTTGATGGTGTGTTATTTAATTATAAAATTGATGTATCTCATATAACACATTCGGGTTTCCACAAATTAATTAAATTACACGGATATGATAATTTTAAAACATTAAGAAATAAAATTATTCAAGAAAAGGTTAAACTATTTAACAATCATGATAGTTCGTTTAATTATATTAAACAATTGATTGTAAATATAACACCATGTTGTAATGAATTATTACCTTATATTAGAAATAACAGTAATATATTGCAATTATTTATTGAATGGTATCGAACAATAAGTCCAAAAACAAAACTTAAATTACCTGATGCAGTTTTAATGAATAAAATTGGCCAGCATTACGGGTATGATTCATGGAATGGAATGCTTACTGGTATCACTCAATATAATCATAAAATCATCGCTATTGAATATCTTGATGAAACAATGGATGTTGGTACTCTTACAATTGATCAAAATGAAGTGTACCATAACTATCATACATTTGCAATTGATGCAGGAATCTTCATAAAAAACAGTCAGTTAGAGGATGTTTTCCTCGCTCAAAGATCAGACGGAAAAGGATCAAAAGTAGAAGTACTCCCAGGTGGTCAATCATTAGGTGAGATGTCTGACTTAGATTATTTTATGGATAAAGTGCTTCGTGGATTGCGAGTTCCAATATCTTGGATGAAAACAGGTGTTAACTCAGCTATGTTTAATGATGGTAAAGTTGGAGCTGCATATGTTGAAGAACAACAATTTGCCAAATTTGTTGAAAGATTGCAGGTATACATTGAAATTGAATTAGATAAAGCATTTAAAACATTTTTATTTGCAAGTAACATAAACATTGACAATACATTATTTAAGATAAAACTACCAAGTCCGTCTAATTATGAACATTATCAACAAGCTGAAGTTGATACAACATTACTTAACACACTCAGTCAAGCTGAATCTGTACCATACTTATCAAAACGTTTTATATTATCACGATATGCTCAATTAACAGAAGACGAGATTATTACTAATGAGCAATTATTAAAACAAGAAAAAGGTTATGATCCAGATGCTGATAAATCATTACAACAAATCTACGGTGCACCTGCAGAAGGTATGGGTGGAATGGGTGGTGGTATGGGAGGAATGGGTGGTGGTATGGGAGGAATGGGATTAGGAGAACCAGGAGCAGAAGGTGAACTTGGAACAGAAGGGGAACCTGGTGAGATTGGTACAGTAGGTACTGTTGGTGGAGCAGCAGGAGCAGCACCACCTGGAGGGGTAACACCCGGAGGACCTGGAGCGCCGCCTCCTCCCACATAATACGTATTATAAAGTTATACACTTATTGAAATATTAACTAAATACAATATTAACATAAATAATATTATATTAACACCCAGTTTACTTTTAGGAGATTAAAACATGTCAAAAGAAAAATTAAAAGAAATGCTTGATGCAACTATCAATGAAGATGACGCTGCAGCAGAAGTAGCATTCCATTCGTATGCTACCGATAAGTTCCGTTCAATTATGGAAGAAATGGAAGTCAACAAAATTGAAAATGATCGTGGTCAGGATGAAGACTCAGATGATGATTTTGAAGATGAAGCCCGTGATGAAGATCATGATGAAGATGACATAGACGATGAAGATCATGATGAAGACGACATAGATGATGAAGATCATGATGAAGATGACATAGATGATGAAGATCATGATGAAGACGACATAGATGATGAAGATCATGATGAAGACGACATAGATGATGAAGATCATGATGAAGATGATGAAGATGATTTTGAAGATGAAAACTTCGACGCCAAAAAAGTTGCTGAAAGTGTGATTGCAAAAACTAAAACTGCAAAGAAAAAGTAAGTAACATAATATGATCGAATTATTAATGTGTATAACGCTTTTGTTAAGTGGTTGTGCTAGTATGGGTAACCCTAGTGATTCATGTGGTCAAGGATATAAAATACCTGGATGTGATCCAAGTAATCCGTATTCAACACCATTACACACATCAAGTGAACCTACTCAATCACATTAAAAATATAAAGTTGTTTCAGCCAAGCCAAAATATAAACCCAACTTAACCGTTGGGTTTTTTATGTTTATTATTCTTAAAGATAAATATATTTAATAAATTTACATAATAAAAGGATCAACTATGAGTGCGATATTATTAATTGAAGATATGTCTTCAGAACAATGTGGGTTAATTCAAGAATCTACACAAGATGGTAAAAATTTGTGGCTATCTGGTACTTTCATGCAAAGTGGAATTAAAAACCGTAATGGTCGAGTATATCCATTAGAAGAAATGACCAAAGCTGTTGAATCTGCAAGTGGTATAATTAAAGAAAATGGTGGTATATTTGGTGAACTTGATCATCCACAAACACTATCAATAAATTCTGACCGAATTAGTCATGCAATTACAGAATTAAGACTTGAAAACAATAATGTATATGGAAAGGCAAAAATATTGCCAACTCCAATGGGTATTATTGCCAAGGTGTTAATTGAGAGTGGGATTAAAATTGGTGTTAGTAGTAGAGGTGCGGGTAACGTAAATGAAAGCGGGTTAGTTAGTGATTTTGGATTAGTAACTATCGACATTGTAACTACACCAAGTGCACCGGGTGCATATCCAAGTTCAATTTATGAATCTTTAGATGCTGCTAAAAACGGTGCTAAGATTATGACTTTATCTGAACAAGTTCAACACGATGTTGATGCGCAGAAGTTTTTAATAAAAGAAATTACTAAATGGATTAACACTGGATTATTTGTAAAAAGATAAATTAGTACGATTAATTTGTGTAATTATTATGATTAATTTATATCAGTATTATACAGATCCAAAAGTGCTAACTTCGCCAAGAACTAATCCTGCTTGGTTATATAGATATGCCCAGATTGTAGGTAAATTATCACCTGAACAGGAGTTAATAATCGCTAAGGTTGGTCAATATGCGTATTATTATGCTATTAATGTTCTTCGAGATAGGTTTTTAACAGGTGAGGATGCAATGAGAAGGTATTGTAATTTTGCACAAGAATTAACATATAAAGAGGTAAGTGGTACTTATCTCTACGATTATTAAAGGTAAATTAACAATGGATAAATTTCGTACAATGCAGTTAGCGGGGTTGTTAACTGAAAATCAATTATTAGAAGCTAGAGAAGATTTTATTGCATATGCTATGGGGGATAAAATAATATCGGCTTATAAAAAAGACAGTGGGTATAAGCCAAAGCTATCAACAGCTATAGATATTATTCGATATTTATCACAACATACTAACACTAATTATATTCAATGGATTGCAAGACAATATGCTGCAAATCAATTTAGATTAGAAGATGTTAATAGAATTAAAAAAGAGATTATTGAATTTGATAGAGTTAAACCAAAATTGGTTAATAAAGACTTAAACTCATATCAAGATTTAAAATCATTATACAATGAACTCGACAAATTTAAAGAAGTTGATATAACATCTAACAAACAACAAGAAAAAAATGTAAAAATGGAAGGTGTTACTAAAGTAATTGACACTCCACATTTTAAAGTAGTAATTCCAACAACTGAAGAAGCTGCAAAGTTTTATGGAAAAGGCACTAAATGGTGTACCGCAGGTGATGAAGATAATCAATTTGCATATTATAATAAAAATGATGTTTTATATATCATTCTCGCAGGAGATCGTAAATTTCAATTATGTATGAAAGAAGATCAATATGTGAATGAACGGGACTTTGAATTAGAGAGATCAGATATTGAATATTTGAGTAAATATTCTGAGTATAAAGATTTTTTAAATATGTTAATTAAAAAATATTATGTAGATTAAAATGATTAATTTATATCAATATCATACAAACCCTAAAGAATTAGAGAATTATAATAATAAACATAATTATGTATGGCAAGCTGCGATGGAAAAAGCTGATCAAATTGGTGTTGAAAAGTTTTACAAACAATATCCTCAAGCTTATAATCTAATTGCAAATCAAATTAACAAAGGTATTTCATATATTGTTGGAAACTATGCTGTTGATTTATTAAATAGGTCGATATTTGATAATGGTAGTACAGCATATGATTATGCTCGAAAATTGTTTTTTGATTTATTTCCTAATGGTTTAATAAAACAAAATGATTAATTTATATCAATATTATATTAAACCTGTGGATTTACTACCACCAAGTAAATATCCTGATGTTCATTTTGCATATAATTACGTTTATAAGGTATTAAAAAAACCGTTTCCATTAGTTGAAGATATAATATCTACAAATGCTTTTTATGCTATAAGTTATGCACGTAATGTTTTACATGGTCCATTTCCTAAGGGAGAAGATATGATTGCAACAGATGTAATGTATAGTTGGATGTATGCAAAAGATATATTAAAAAGTAGATTTATTAAGGGAGAAAAAATAATAAAAGGTAGTATGATGCAAGAACCATATGAAAATCTTTTCAATATAAAATTATGATTAATGTATATAGTTTGTATACAAACCCTACAGAATTAGAAGTACCTGATTTTGGTGACGACGCAATAGCAGCATTTGATTTTGCATATGAATATTTAGGACCGTATAACATTAGAAATTCAAAAATTGAACAAATAATATCGAAATCACCAAGTGCTTCATGTGATTATGCGGTAAATATATTACGTGATAGGTTTGAATTAGGTGAACCTATGATTGCAATGGTTGCTTCACGAGCATTTGAATATGCATGGCATGTATTAGAACATGCATGGCCTGAAGCAGAACATGTTATTGCAAAAAACCCATTATTTACGTTTCAATACGCATTTAGAGTATTAAAACATAGATTTATTATGGGAGAAGATGTATTACTTAATGGTCCTCGAGTGGCACAAGATGAGTATTTGTGGTTATATATAAAAAATATTATAAAAGAAAGATGGCCTGAAGCGGAGTCAAGAATTAAAAATAGTCCTTGGAAAGCAGCTTATGAAAAACTATTTAATGTTGAACTATGATAAATGTATTTGAATATTATACAACCCCTAAAGAATTAGAAGTACCTGATTTTGGAGATAATGCTAAACTTGCATTTGAGTTTGCGTATTCATATTTAGTTGTTCGTAAAGTTAAAGGTGAAATACTTAAAAGTAAGAAGTTAGAACATATAATCGCAAAATCTCCATTATATTCATTAAATTATGCATTGCAAATATTACAACATTGTTCCTTCAAAGAAGGAGAACTTGCTATTGCATCAAATGCATATACGGCGTATACCTATGCACGTTATGTAATAGAAGGTCGATGGCCTGAAGCTGAATCAGTTATTGCTAAAGATGCTGAATATTCATACATGTATGCTAAAGATATTATTAAAGGTAGATGGTCTGAATGTGAAAATAATTTATTACATGGACAAGGTTACGATCATGATGGTAAATTATTTCAATATATTAGAGATATATTGAAAGAACGATGGCCTGCTGCTGAACTAAGAATTAAAAATAGTAGATATAAAGAATCGTATGAAAAAACATTTAATGTAAATTTATAAAGGATTAATAAATGAAAATAACAGAAATATTTGCAAGTATAATTCCCTCAGTGCATTGGTCACAACAAGGTTCGATGCATCTTGGTGTTTTTGAAGTACATGGTGAACATTATGTAATGCAATTTATTAAAATGAAACCAAATGATCCTATACATTCTGTATTATCTAATGAAATAATAACAAATAATACTTGGTTTTTTGCATTTGCTGCTATGGTAGATGGTCAACCTGTTGATACAGATACAAATAAAGGTGACGCTATTCCTATATTTAGTGCAATTATGCAAACATTAGTACAATTTATTGAAAAGTACGATATTGATGTATTATATATTGGTTGTAGTGATAAACATACTAAACTTAAAGGTGTATATCAAAGATTAATATCAAAATATACAAGAATGCATGGATGGACAGTTAATAACACAGCAACGGGTAATTTTTTTGGTGATGAGAAATTTATTTGGATTCTTAAAAAATGATTAACTTATATAACTACTATACTAAACCAGTAGAATTATATAGATATACTGAGCGTGTAAATTTTATGCCTGAAGTTGCTTATTTTTTAGCTCGTGATATAGGTGTCGAACAATTTAATAAAACATACCCTAATGGTGAGCGGTGTATTGCAAAGAATGCAGATACTGCGTATAAGTATTCGAAGTATATATTAGGTAACGGACTATTTCCACTAGGAGAAGACGCAATAGGAAAAAGTGCTGACTATTCCTATTACTACGCTGTAAATGTATTGCATGGTCCATTTTTAAAAGGTGAGGATATGATTGCAACAGATGCATGTTACTCATATTGGTATGCACGTGACGTATTACATGATCGATTTATTAAAGGTGAGTCAGTAATAATGGATGGTGGTTTTTGGTCAAAATATACGGGTTTTTTGAGTAAATTAGGTATTATATTTAAACTATGATTAACTTATATAACTATTATACTGATAGTACGTTATTACTTGGATATGAGCACCAAGCTGATTATATTCCCTTTTTGGCTATTCAATTAGCAAAACAATTAGGTGACTGGAAATATAGAACCCAACATCCAAAAGGTTTTAAAATTATTACAAAATCTCCTTATGAAGCATATTGTTATGCAATTGAAGTATTAAAAGGAAAATTTCCAGAAGGTGAAGAGGCAATTGCACAAGATGCTGAATTATCATACTTCTACACTACAGAGATTTTACATCATGAATTTCCAGAAGGTGAAGAAACCATAAAAACTGATCCACTTTTGTATAATTCATATAAAAAATATATTGATAACCAAGCAAGAACATCGATAAACCATAAACCTAAAGGTTACGGGTATGATGATTACATTTAAACAATATTTACATGAATCATCAGATGAATTATCAACAATTCACATGATTGCAGGTATGTACAAAAATTTGAATATTAATGTACAACAAGTTTATATTCAGCATATTAAAAGTAGATATAATGGGATGAAAAATTGTTTTTACAATGCAGAAATGACTGTAAAGAAAAACAAAACAGCAAAATATGTATTAGGATTTATAATAGTACATGGAGTACCTCTCGAACATGCATGGATTAAATTAGCTTCCGGAGATTATATTGATACAACAATTAATACACCTGAAAAATATAGTTATTATTCATGTCTTGAATTAACAAATGATGAATTATTAAATCAAATAAAACATACTAAAAGTAAACCAGGTTATATAGATTTAAGTGTGCTTAATAGGTATACAAAAAAATTGTAATAACGGTTTTATAAAAAATAACTCCCTCCTACCATCACAGCTTCTGTGGTACCTTACTGTTTGTTCTCCACTAACATATTGATTGTATAAATAAAGATATCTGGTATGATAGTTTATTATACATAAAGTATACAATCAATAAAGGTAAGGAGATTATAACATGAATGAACTTTTGAAAAAGTTGCTTGAAGCTGAAATTTTATCTGCAGACAGCAAAAAAGAATTAGAAGAAGCATTCCAAATTCAATTAAGTGAAGTTATCACAGCAACAAAAGCTGAGACCGCTGAGCAAGTGCGTGTGGAATTAAGTGAACAATGGATAAGCGATAAAGAAGCTTTAATAGAAGCTATTGATGCGAAAGTTAATGAATATTTGTTAGCTGAAGTACAAGAATTAAAAGATGACATTTCAAGTTTCCGTGATTTAGAAGCGGAATATGCTGTTAAATTAACTGAAGCTAAAAAATCATTAGGTTTACAACTTGAATCAGATATGGTTCAAATGGTTGATAAATTAGATAGTTTCTTAGAAATGAGATTAAGACACGAATTTAAAGAATTAAGAACAGATCTACACGAAGCAAAGAAATTAGATTTTGGTCGTAAAATTTTTGAATCGTTTTTACCTGAATATCGTAAGTATTTTGTTGATGCAACTACAACTGAACGTGAATTACATGAAGCAAAAATTAAAATTGATAAGTTAAAAAAGAACTACAAAAATATTAAAGGTGAAAAAGATTGTTTATTCCGTAAAGTTAAAATGGAAAGTGTATTATCACCATTAGTTGGTCGTCAACGTGATGTTATGGAAACTATATTAGCATCTGTAGCTACTGAAAAATTAGAAGAAGCTTACAAAACTTATATTAGCCGCGTTATTAAAGAGGGTGTTAACGATGCTGTTAAACCTCCAAAAACACCCGATGAAAAGGCAACAAAACCTTCATTAACTGAAAGTATTGCTAATAAAACTACAGTTGTTAAAACTGGTAACACTGACCCACTTGTAGAAACATATGACGAACAAGCTGTGACAACATCACAGACTACGTCGTATTACAAACGTCTTGCTGGAATTTAATCCAGTTAATATAAATAACATTAAATAAACATTTGAATAATTAAGGAGTTACAAATATGAATGAACTTTTCGAAAATTGGGGCGAGATTAAAACCGCTCTATTAGAAGGATTGGATGCACGCAAACAAAAAATCGTGGATCCATTACTTGAAAACCAAAAAAATCAGATTTTGGCAGAAACAGCATCAACGGGGTCGGTAGATACGTCTTCGATTGCTGGTTTCCGTAAAATTTTAATCCCGATGATTCGACGTATCATTCCCGGTACAATCGCTACTGAAATCGTTGGTGTTCAACCTATGACAGGTCCGGTTGGTCTTGTTTACACAATGCGTTATAAATACAATGAGCCAATTACCGGTGCAGGTCCATTGAGTTCAATCGATAATGGTATTGCAGATATTGATCCTTCAGTTGATCCTGAAGCATTTGGTAACTTCAACTATATTCGTCGTTTCTATTCTGGTTCTACTGATGCCGCTCAAGCACCTGGAGCTTCAGGCTTCGGTGGTCCTGGTGATATTACCGGTGCTGCAAATGGTCAAGGTTGGGGATCTGCATTAGATTCTGCTTCTGTTGGTCCATATGGTGCTGCTGGTTCATTACACGGTGGTGGTGGTTCTTGGTTAGAAGGTTCAGGTGGTCGTAAAATGGGAGTTGAAATCATCAGCCAAGCTGTTGAAGCCAAATCACGTAAATTACAAGCTGGATGGACAATTGAAGCAATGCAAGATATCCAATCACAACATGGTTTAGATATCGAAAATGAAATGACACAAGCATTGTCAACAGAAATTATCCAAGAAATTGACAATGAGATTATAACCGATTTATTATCATTAGCTGGTACTGTTGCAGCATTTGATGGCTCTGTACCTGGAGCGCCTGGTTATTATCGTCCAACATTTGTTGGTGATCGTTTAGCTAACTTAGGTGTTATAATCAATTATGTAGCGAACGAAATTGCGCGCAAGACCCGTCGTGGTGCAGGCAACTTTATTGTTGTTTCTCCAATGATGGTTTCAGTCTTGCAAACAGCTAATAAATCAGTTTGGGCTCCAGCAACTGAAGGTTCATTCAAATCACCTACAAACACTATGCTTGTTGGTACTTTGAACGGTACAATCAAAGTTTACAGCTATTTGTGGAATAATGTTCAATCAACTAACGTTGGTGGTTCAGGAAATGACACAATCTTAGTTGGTTATAAAGGTGGAAATGGAGAAACTGATACTGGTTACTTCTATTGCCCTTATATCCCATTAATGTCATCTGGTGTTGTTATTAATCCTACAACTTTCCAACCAGTTGTTTCATTGATGACAAGATATGGAAAAGCAACTTTTACACATCAGCAAACATCGCTCGGAAATAGCCCGGATTACTTCGCAAAAATCAACGTATCTGCGATGTCTCTTGCATAAGAGCGCAGTTATTTTTTAACTGAATATTAAGACCACTTTAATGTGGTCTTTTTATGTTTTAATTTTCATTTTCGTAGCCTCAGTTATTGCATTTTTGATATAGATACATTATAATATAATTTTTATTAAATGGCAACTAAATTAAAATGTCAGAATTAACATATATTGAAAAGTTAAATAATATAGGATTATCAATAGTAGGTGAATTTATTGGACCTGCTAAAAAGTATCATTATATATGTCATACTTGTGGCAATATTCATGACGGTCCCTCTATTAGTGCTAAATTATCAGGTTTTGCAAAATTTAACTCAAATGGATGTCCAACATGTAAACATCAAAAGACGCTTGATATATATAAGGAGATTATTGAACGAATTAAATTAGCAGGTATTGAAGTAATTCAAGAATATAGCGATCCTCTAAAAATACAAGTTTATAGAGTTGAATGTGGTCATACACATGATATTAATTTGGGAAGATACGATAGAGGTCAAACTACCTGTCCAGAATGTGGAAAACATTCACAAAAAGGTTTAATAACTGAGTTAACAGATAGTTATATCAGTAAAATGAAACAACTCAACATTAAACTTATTAGTAAATTTACACATAGAGATGATGTGCATGAATTTCAATGTTTAACATGCAATACAATATTTAATGGTGTTTTCAATTTTAAGTTAAATTTAGAATATCCGTGTCCGACTTGCCTTAAACAACATCAAAGTAACCGAAAAATAGATAATACATACCCGGATAGATTATTAGCACAAGGTATTAAATTATTAGAACCGTATAATGGTGCTGCTAAACACCATTTAATGAAATGTTTAACTTGTGGGCATGAATGGAACGCGTTTCCAGGTGCGAAAATTCGTGCAGGTAGAATAAAAGCACATTATGGTAAATGTCCTAAATGTGCCGATCAAAATAGACAACCATTCAGATTACATTATGGTAGACTACGATCATTAGAATACACTAAGACAGCAACAGAATGGTTAATATATAGAACACAAGTTAAAAAGTATACAAAAATTAGTTTACGAGGTTATAATGATATTATAAATCCCAATAATTACCTAATTGGAATGGCTGGAACTGATGATATGCACCATACTGATCATATTGTACCAGTTAAATGGTGTTTTTATAATAGTGTACCTGCTGAATTATGTGGACATCATACAAATTTACAAACAATATCTTGGAAAGAAAATTTAACTAAAAAATATAAATTACCAAATATTATACCTGATATATTTGTACCTTTTATTAACTAATTTTTTTAAATACACAAGGTGAATCTGTCCATACTTCAATATTTTTAGGTAATGGGCGTGATTTAGTATTAGATAATGTACATCGTTTAAATTTATTATTAGTAGGATTTAATAATTCCCTTAATCCAATTAACATAGGTGTTTTATTGATGGTTAGTTGCATTAATAAATTAAAAGGCTCATCTTGAATATCAGGTAATACTGAATGTATTGATTTATAATCATAATTATGAGCAATAAGAAATTGATCAACTTCATTACACGCTGTACTTAATGTTGTAAACGATTCGTCAGTATGTTCACGATTTATTAAATTACGAATTATAGTGGCAATGTAACTATTAAATTGACTGACAGTGTGTATACCTGTATTAAGCAAAGCTGGAAAACTCCACCAAAAATCTGTAGAACTACATATTCCAATATTAGCACCGTTATATGGGTATACTCGGTATATTGAACCGTATCCTTCTGCAGCATCTATATTTGTAACACATGTATAACTCTTTGACCTTTTAGGATATGGACTCCATGCAGGATCATTATCAACGAGTAGTGTAGTGTAATTGCTAGTATGTGCAGATCTACGAGGAGTACTAAATTCTGCACTACCAAACATATATTCTGCTGTTGAAGGCACACCTCTATATATTTGCCAATCTTTTGTTATTATATTACTACATTTTTCATGTATCATTAGTTTAGCAGTATACGAACTAATTTCGTGTGATGCGTTTTCTGTTAATTGTATATATTGACTAAATTTCATGTTATTTTTCCTGTATTAGTAAGTTCAAATATGCAAGGTGAATCTGTCCATACCTCAATATCATTAGGTAATGATGTTAATTGAGTTATCTTAGCATGTTTGAATCTGTTTTTGAGTGGAGATAATAAATCCATTATGCCTTGTAACATTGGTCTTTTATTAAATGTAAATGTTTTAAGTACTATTTTATCCTGTCTATCGAGTTTATTTGTTAGATGATTATATTCATAATTAACGGAATCGAGTACTTGATCAACAACTGCACATCCTTTTTTAATATTATCAAATGTTGTATCATTACGACGTGTTTGATTGTACAGATAAAATAAAATCTGATCTAATTCCAGATTAAAGGTATCTATATCATAAATATCAATTTGTTTAAGAGCAGGAAAACTATACCAAAAATCTGAACCCGTACATATACCAATATTTGCGGTATCAAATGGATAAACCCTATATGCACTACCATATCCTTTTGCATAATGTAATTCTGTGGTACAAATATAACTTTTTGATCTTCTAGGGTATGGTTGCCATTCAGGTGAATTATCAACGATTAGAGTTGAATAATTAGTTGTATTCGCGGATCTTCTAGGGGTATTAAATTCTGCATTACCTATTTGGTATTCATCATTTGAAGGCATTCCACGATATAGTTTAATATCATTGGCTATTGTATGTTGACATTTTGTTTTCAAATACTCTTTTGCATCAATATTTGAAATATAATGTGCTTGATTTTCTGTTAATAATATATATTGACTAAATTTCATTATTATGTACCAGATATAATATTAAAAGCTTTTTGTACAATTCTACGATGTTCGGATCGACCACGGGATTGAAATAATTCATTTGTCATCCATGTAGTATAAGCAGTTTCATAATGATGCATACTAAAATTATTTTTAGTTTTAACTTCACATGCATACACCACCATTCTATAACTATTATCTAAACCTTTTACAATATCATCAGTTATTGTAATTAATCCAGAAATAACATTATTTCGTTTTAATCCAAGTTCTTCTTCAGCTTCTCTAACAGCTGTATCTTTAAAACCTTCACCTGGTTCAATTCCACCTTTTGATATCATTGGATCTGGTCCACCAAATTTAGGATTAGAACTAACCATAAATAAAAATTCTATTGTACCATCAGGGTGCTTATAAAATGGAATTAATCCAGCTTTTATTTCCACCTTGGAATTATCATACTTTGATTTTTGTTGTAAAAATTTTGGCATGTGTAAATTAAATATTTCAGATAATAGCATAAGTTAATTTCATAGTAGTATTGTAATATGTTTATTTATGAAATAATACAACAATCAGTAGTTTGAATAAATACTATTATCATAATTATAATTTAGGGTAGACACTATGAGACACCTCTCATTTAAAGAGTATCTTGATTCAAAAGATCAGCTTAAAGAAGCAATAGCAAAATCTCCAATACAGTCACATATATATCAAATTACAAAGTATTGTAAATTGGCGGTTGATATTGACGGAAAAAAAACTGAAGTATACTTAAAACCAAAACAAACAATATCTATAGCGTGGAGTTATAGAGATGTGCACGACGCAAATCCAACTCCAATAACTGTATCATTTCATAATATTGTAGATATGGATGAAATTGATAAGTATAATTTTGCATGGCCTACTAATAAAGTAGGTACTTGGATTGATAATAATACTAGCTGTGCTTCAAGGTAAAAAATATGAGCGTTTACGATCCATTTAAAGATACCCCAAATAAAATCATAAGTGAAGGGCAACAAATATCAATTGAGTTTGAAAAAATCAGTGCGACATCTGCATGTATTTGTTGGTCATTACCAGTTAATGTAGAAAATACAAATTATCCAGCGGCCGAGTATAATGGTATTGTAATTGTTTTAGATACTGTACCTATTATTGAAGCACAAACACCCGTAAATGGGAAATATTATGTTGCTGATTATACAGCAGATCGTGATTTACACTTAGGTGATAAAATTGGAACTGGGCTGGTAGTTGGTGCGTTTTATGATGATAAGACAACAAAAACTATAACAATTCAAGGAGTTGATTCAAGTACACCATATTATGTTGCTGGTTTTGCTGTCGATAATGTTGCACGATATCATACAGCCGGAGTTAGATCATATTCATTAGCACTAGAATTAAATAAAACAGGAATTGACACATCAGGGTATAATATTGTTAAATTAGGTGTACAAAATACAGATTTAACTGGGTTAAATTCAATAACTAATTATACATTATTTACAACAATTGATGATACTAAATATACTTGGGATTTTATTGGTTCATCAATATCTACATATCAAGATCTTATAGATGCTATTAATTTTAAAATTGCTACTATTGATAATCCATATATGGGAGCAATACCTCAAAATGCAAATGGGTTATATGTTGATTTGCTTAATCTTAAATTATATCAGTGGGATGGTTATCAAAACAATTTATTATCAGCGTATTTTGGTGACCCATCTCCAAATACTGTAAGTATAGGTGGCTATTGGAATGATGCAAATAATGTATTACATCAATGGGATGGTACACAATGGAATATAATTCCTACATTTAATTATTTAAGATCGTTAGATCAATTACAATGCAATGATTATTGGTTTAATGGTACACTTGCATATCGATGGAATGATACAATATGGATTCCACAAATAACATATAATCAAGAAGCAGACCCAGTAGCGGTACCTATATTGGATTGCAATACATATTGGTTTGATGAGAATACTAATACACTAAATTATTGGTTAAGTTTAATAGATTGTAAGAATATAAATAAAACAGGAAAATGGATTCCAACTACTACAATGTTGAGTGCTGTGGATCCAACTCAATTAGTGGACGGTAGTTATTGGTTTAACTCAAAATATTATCAATTGAATATTCGATTAGCTAATACATGGGTTATATTACCAAGATTAAACACAGATCCGTTATATGTACCTGTGTATATACAAACTAGTGAACCTTTATTGCCTGGTCCTGGTTCACTATGGTATAATGAAGTGCTTTCCGAATTAAAGATATTTAATGCTGATTGGACACCAGTTGCAATTATTACTTGGCCAGCCGATCCTACAACTAATTTAGTGTCCGGGCTTTTATGGTGGAATACGACAACAGATATACTTTATATATGGGACAATATTATACACAATTGGCTTGAAGTTAGTAATTTTATTGTATCACATATTGATCCATCATTACCGCTTAATATAGCAACTAATAGTGTATGGTATAAAACTTCTACTGCAGTTTTAAAATATTGGGATGGTATGCAATGGGTAATTGCTAATTATTTTTATAATGCGACAACACCAACATTAATATCTGGAGATTATTGGTATAATACAAACACTGGTGTATATTTTATATATGTTGGTGATGTTTGGGTTTCAATTATATCACAATTTTCATTAACTGATCCGTTACTTCCGTTAGTTGGAGCATATTGGTATTCCTTAAATACAAATACACTGTCACTATGGACTGGTGTTGTATGGATGCCAGTATTATTTTCAGCAAATTCACTCATTCCAAATACGGATACATTATGGTATAACAGTATTACAAGAGTATTATCAAGATGGAATGGAACAAATTGGGTTTCAGGTGTAATACGAGCAGTTGCTGCATTGGATGTAAATGGTGATTTTATATTAACCAGTACATCTAAAGGTAGTGTTTCGATTGTATATATTTCACCATATACTGATATAATTAGTCAAATTATTGGGTTATTTGGATACACTTCACCACGTGGTCAATATCAATTACCAATAAAAGGTACAGATGCAATTCCAGTTATCACAATGGATAAGCAAGTCGGTGTTGGTACTGATGGATCAGAAGATGAGCGTAAAAATTTAGTTAATCAATTACTAATGTCACTTGGATATCCTTCTATTAAAGTTGAATTATCAAAAGATGAACTTAATTATGCAATTGATTTAGCATTATCTACATTTAGACGAAATTCTGGATCTGCATATGAACGAGCTTTATTTTTTATGGATTTTATGCCGAATCAACAAGTATATTATTTTACAGATAAAGCGGTAGGGTTAAACAGAGTTACTCGAATTCAAACTATTCAACGAAAAAGTTCATCATTTTTAGGTAATCAAGCTGGTCAAGGTGTATATGGTCAAATGGTATTACAACATTTATATGCTATGGGTACATATGATTTAATTTCTTATCATATTATAAGTGAGTATGTTGAGTTATTAGAAATTTTATTTGCATCAAGAGTGGTATTTAGGTTTCATGAACGCACACGTAAATTAGAAATATTTCAAAATATAGGTCAACAGGAACGAGTTTTAGTTGATTGTACTTTAGAGCGAACAGAACAAGAATTAATAACTGATAGAATATCTGGTAAATGGATCCGTGATTGGGCACTTGGTGAAGCTTGTCAAATGTTATCTCAAATTCGCGGTAAATTTTCTGCATTACCTGGAGCAGGTGGAAGTGTTTCTCTTAATGCTTCTGATTTACAAGCAAGAGCTGATGCATTATTTCTTCAATGTTACTCTGATATTGATGATTTTATTGTTAATGAGCCAGAAAATACAGGCTTAGAAAGCACCATAGTAATTGGCTAATATGTTATGATGTGATTTTATATAGTTGGTATCCTTTATGTGGGCCTCGTTTACCTGCTTTATTATCCGTCATACATCCGTAGTTTAAATTATTAGTTATACAAAACAATTCGGGCTAGTGTATTTGTAAATGATATAAATATTATCAGACATAATTGATCTCCATAATCAGTTATTGTTTAGAAGTTCTCGTTGAGTCTCAAGCCAACGAGAACTTTGTTTATATATTATATTTATCATAAATATAATATATAAACAAATTAAAAAGGAATATAATTATGAGTATTGGTATATCCACTTTAACATCAAGTTTAGAACTTTTCAAAATTTTACAGTATGACACTGAAAGTAAGAAGCTATTTCAATTGGTTAGTGAAATTATTGATTCGTATAATGACGGGATGTTGGATATCAACTGCATAGTGAATGCAATATCAAGTAGATCCCCCGAGGAATTATCTGAACTTGTACAACAAGCGACCATAATTCTTGAGCAGTCAAAAAAAATAACTGCATCACTGGCGGTAGCATAATAAATGACTTGTTCAACTGAAAATATACCTACAACAAGAGTTCCATTACCTGGTGCAGGAGTAAGTGGTTCTCCGTTTGATTTATCAGCAGATAATTTAGCTAATCAATTTATTGAAAGTGTTGTTAATGAATCAATACAAATAGCTTCTGCACCTGTTAATATATATAAACTACTTGGGATATATGAGCAAGACAGGTTAATAGATTTAACCGGAAAAGGAAAAGCTATTGCAAGTGGTGAATACCCTGAATTTGTAGCAAATAATGTTATAATGAATGATGTTACTGAATGGAGATCAATACAACGTGGTGCTTTAATTCTTAGTAGTGCGTATATTGGATACGATTTTGGTCCTTTTATATTAGAAAACGATAGAGTGAGATACGGTATTGACACGGAAATTAAATACCATATAACATCTATAATGATTCAACAAGGATGTAACTCAGTAAATAGAATATCTCAAGCTAGAGTTGAACGATCTAATGATGGTGTAAAATGGTACGGTGTTGATTTAATAACATTATCAAATGATCATGATGGTCATTGGATTGATATTAAACAAAGTGCACCATCCAGGTTTTGGAGAATTAAACCGTTAGTATTTAACGGAGGAGTAAATGATTTTTGGGTAATTCGAAGATTATCTTTATCTGAGTATTTAAAAACAGATATTACAAATGTACAAGATGAATTAGGATTTTTAGAAAACAGAGATCGTAGTTATTCAACTGAACCAGTTACAACAAAAGGTTATTATGATTTTGTAGAAGTTCAAACAGAACTTTCAAGATATGGTATTGAATTAACGTCACAATTTGTATTTAAATTTGGATTTTCATCTATTATTAATGCATTGGGAAGACCGATTGTTATAGGTGATATTTTAGAAATACCTAGTGAAACGCAATATGATGTTCATATGAAACCGGTTAAAAAATTTATTGAAGTAACTGATGTTAGTTGGGCTACAACAGGATTTACACCTGGTTGGATGCCTACATTATACAACGTTATTGCTCAGCCTATGATTGCAAATCAAGAAACTCAAGATATAGTTGGTGATCTTAATTTACCATCCACAGATAATGATTTTTTTAATTTAAAATCTTCAATATTTAATATGGGAAATCAAGATGCAAGTGAATTAGTTAGAGCTGCTGCTAATACAGAAGTACCAGAAGTTGGAACAGATACAGTAGATGAAGGTATTATTCCTGAAAAAACCGTAAGATATGGATTAATACAAGGTGTTGATTTAGGTAAATTAAATGTAGATCAACGATCATTATATATTGAAGATGGATTACCACCTAATGGGGAAAAATATACTGAAGGTTCGGTATTCCCAACAGATCCAGCAGATAATGATTATCATAGAATGACATATGAAGGATTACGTGATCCGGTACCACCGAGACTTTACAGATACTCATTAATGAAAATGCGATGGATGTTTATGGAAGAAGATAAACGTATGCGTTCTAATTCAAGAAAACCACAATTAACACCGTATGTTGATAACGGTGTTGATGTTACTACTATAGGGAAATAATGGCATATTTTTACACACACCAATTTCATAAACATGTTATTCAGTTTATGGAGATCTTTCGAGGTCTCCAAGTTAAAACTGGAGTTGGAAAAGATGGAGTTGAAAAATATATTGATGTACCTGTCGCATATGGATCAAAAGATAGAGTTACTGCGGCTATTTTAGCGGGAAACACTCAAAATAAACCATTGAGATTACCTACAATGTCGGCATATTTGCAAGGTATTGCACTAGCTAATGATCGATTTAAAGGAATTGATACGGAACGCAAAACAACACATATGCCAAGAGGTGGATTATTTCCTGATGATGTAACTATGATTATTCAATTAATGCCAGTTCCATATCGGTTAACTATGCAATTAGCAATATATTCAAGTAATATAAACACTCATTTACAAATATTAGAACAAATACTGATATTGTTTAATCCATCTATTCAAATACAAACATCAGATGCTGCTTATGATCAAGGAAAAATTACAACTGTCGAATTAAAAGATATAGGAATGGAAGAAAATTATCCAATCGGAGCTGATCGTAGAATAATTACTTCACAATTAACATTTGATATAATTATGTATTTAACAGCACCAACTCAAGTACGTGATGAAGCTATTAGAAATATTAGGATGAGAATTGGTCATTTATCGATATTAGCTAATTTTGCTGAAGTGTTATATGATTTTGATTTAGAAGAAGAAAAGTTAAATTTTACAGTTACAGTTGATGAAATCAATGCTACAGATATATTTCCAAGTGAAAAAATTTAATATGGTGACATATCAAGTTCAATAGTTTTATCACCCCACAGTACCGTTTATTAATTGATAATAACACACAAAGTAAAGATACTATAGATAATACAACATAATAGTGCACATATTAATAATCTGTGTTTGTATTATCAATATCGTGTAGATAACCGGATATTGCACCATTTATTACAATAACACCAATTAATGTAACTAGATATTGCGGATCTGTATACATCGTTACCTGTAGATCTTCTCTCAATAATTCATAATTAGTGGGAGTATATAACTTAAACAATTCATCTATGATATCATTACTGGTTAAATTGTAATTCCTAATGG